CAGAAGGGAAAAAGGGAATCTGGCGAAAGGATTTCGGCGACGGAAGTTATATTCGCTACGATAGAGAAACGAAACAGCTTGATATTGTAAGCGATAACGTCCAGGTTGAAAACCTGAATATCGTCGGAGATCTGACGGTTGACGGAAAGTTGAAAGTGAAAGGCGCTGTCACAACGAATTCAATCACGGCGTCGAAAATTACGACGTCCGGCGATGTTCACATAAAAGGGAATTTGTCAGTCGATGGCACATACCCGACATAAAGGCGGTGAAAATAAATGATTGGATATTTCGGCGATATTATCTTCGAAACCAGCGACAAAAGAATTTGTAATTTTAACAACATGAAACAAGCGGCTTCGGCCACATATTCAGATCATAAGCGTTACAGAAAAAAGCCGGAACGCGAATTTGAAGGCCCGAACAACCAGACCGTTTCTTTCGAAATGAAATTGAAGGCCGGCCACGGTGTAAGGCCGCTGACGATGAAGAATAAAATTATTCGATATTGTGAAAACGGGAAAGTGTGTCCGTTTGTTTTAGGCGGAAAGAAGGTCGGCGATGGAAACTGGACGATTGACAGCGTGGACGCGTCTTTTGATGAAGTGTGGAACCGCGGCGAATTGGTTTCCGTTACGCTTTCAATTACCGCCACAGAATACCATTAAGGGCGGTGATCGAAATGCTTGTAATAGACGGCGTACAAATTGTGATAAATAGTGTTTATGAAACAAGGCTTCGTCAAGAACTTCTTGAAAAAGTCTTTTTCCTTCTTTCGTGCTTAAAAGGCACAATTCCGATGAATCGCGATATAGGCATAGATCCGGACGTAATTTCACAGCCGGAATATATCGCAAGAAACTTATACACGATCAGCGCGATCGAATGTATAGAAAAATTTGAAAACCGGCTATCGGTTGACGAAGTGAACTTCGTTTCTTCCGGTACGAACGGAAATCTTATTCCGAAGGTGGTGTTGACTTACAATGGCGAGTAATGAAATTCAGAAACTTTATGACTTGCCGGAAATTTCCTTCATAGACGACATAACATTCGATGAAATCCTGGAAGAAATGATTTCGGACTATGAATCGTTTTATGAAGAAAAGACCGGTCAGAAAATAACCTTGCGCCCAGGCGACAAGGAATATATTCACATAAGAATCGAAGCGGCGCAGTATTACCAGATGTATTTGAAACTGGATAATTCGGCAAAAATGAACCTTTTGAAATATTCGAAGGGCGACTTCTTGAAACATCTTGGCGCCTTCAAGAAAACATTTATCGACCAGCCGAAGGCCGCTATTGTGACGGCGCGTTTTACGCTGTCAGGCGTCAGAAAAGACGTGATTTATATTCCGGCTGGAACCAGAATCACAGCCGGCGACGCGATTTATTTTGAAACGGACGAATACGCGGAAATTTCCGCCGGCGCAGAATATGTAGATATTCCTTGCACGTGCCAGACCGTCGGAACCGTCGGCAACGATTACATTGTCGGCCAGATTTCAACAATCGTCGATCCGGTTCCTTACGTGGCCGCGGTTTCTAATATCACAAAATCAGAAGGCGGCACCGGCGAAGAATCCGAAGAAAGTTTCAGGGAAAGAATTTTCCTGGCGCCTTCGTCTTATTCAACAGCCGGCCCGGCGGACGCATACGAATACTGGGTAAAACAGTACAACAGCGCCGCGATTGAAGACGTGAAGATTCACGAACCGGAAGAAGCAATCGTTGACATTCGAATTCTTCTAAAAGGCGGCGAAATTCCTTCGCAGACGTTTTGTGATGGCGCCCTGGCTTATCTGAAAGAAAATCCGATCATTCCTTTGACGGATAACGACCAGGTGGCGCCGCCTGATGTTGTGAATTTTAAGTTAAAAGCGACATATTACATCGCGCGAAGCAATATAAACAATATCGCTTCTATCCAGGAGAGCATAGAAGGCGCAAAGGAAACATATTTGAACTGGCAAAAGACCAAAATCGGCCGCGACATTAACCCGGACGCATTGACGGAATTTGTCAGGGCCGCCGGTGGAAAGCGCGTCGCCATCGAATCACCGGTGTTCACAAGAATTCCTGAAACGTCCATCGCGATAGAATCCGAAGTTGAATTTGTTTATGGCGGTGTAGAAGATGATTAGTCTTAAAGATTACCGGACAGAAGACGCGCTTCCGGCTGAAATGAAGACGGTTGAACGAAGGGCGCTGGCCTACGCGTTCGACCGCCAGAAAAAGAAGTATATTGACAAAATCGCCCGTGTGATTATTTGGGCGGATTTAGAACACGTTTCCGACGATAAGCTGGACTTCCTGGCCGTCGAAAATCGTGTTCTTTTTTATAATTCGGATCTTGATCCAGAAGTAAAACGAAAATTGATTCTAAATTCGATTTATTGGTACACGAAACTTGGAACCCGTCAGGCGATGGAAGAAATGATTGATATTGTATTCGGCAACGAAAACACATCGGTCGAAGAATGGTACACTTACGCCGGCGAACCGTTCCATTTTAGAATTGCAGTCGGAACCGAAGTCACACAAACGTCCATCGGTGAATTTTTGCAATATCTAAACAGAATCAAAAACGCCCGTTCCCGTTTTGATTACATGGTATTTCAGAATGGAATCACATTGACGCTATATTCACAGTCTGACTATCAGACTTTTGTTTATACCTTTTGCGGTGAAGTGGAGTGCGGCACGTGCCCGGATATTTCCGTCGGTTTCGAAAGCGCAGAAATAGAAATCACCCTGGAAGGCAATTCAGACGCCGGAAGCGTGGCATACACGGAAGCCGGCACAACGCCCGACATTTCTGTCGGCGCACAATTTAACGAAGTTCAAATCGACCTGGAAGGCGGTTCCGATGGCACAACATTAGTTTACCAGGCGGACAGCGAAGCAGAAACCGGAACATTCCCGGAAACTTCAATCGGCTTCGCAGAAGCGGAAAGCGGCGTTTCCATTACACCGGAAAGCGGCGATTTTGACTTATATTACAACACCGACGCGGCCAAAGAAGCCGCGGAAGAATGAAAGGAGTTCGAAGCATGGCAGAAGCAAATTACATTCCTTTAACCGGTGAAGCAATTACCGACTTAAAAGAATATATCAAGAATTCAATTTCTCATGCCGAATACCAGGCAAATAACGCCTGGAAGAAAATTCCGATTTACAACGTGGAAACCTTAACAGACGGCCGCGTTGCTATTTTCGTTTTGTTCGACCATGACGCACCGAATAAAATAACCGGAATCAGATTCTATCACAAGAACGGCTTCTTGTGGGCCGGCGGTAGCGAAAATCTGAACAAAGAGGAATTCGAAGAAGGTGTTCTGTATCGTTACACTTTGAAAATCGTCCAGTCTTCGGGCAAGAGTTAAGGAAGGAGTGAAGAAAAATGTATATTCCGGTATTTTGGAAGGATCGTGTTGTAGAACACCCTAGAAGGGTAACTGTAACAGATCTTGGAAACGGCGTGAAGGAATGGGCGCCGGAACCTGGCGAAGTTATCCAGCGCGGCACACAGCAAAGCGCGACTAACTTCGGGAACATGGATTTCGGCACATTGGAAAACGCACTTCTGGCCGGTTACGTCACAATGAATTTGCGCCTGGCGCAGAATTACATTGACGACCTTCGCGGCCAGCGTATCACGGTAGCGTTAAAAAATACGCTGACTTATCCGGCGTCAAACGCCGAAAAAACGGTCACACTTCCGCGAATGGTAAACAACACTGATTACACCGTTCAAACCGAAATTGTCGAAGCTGACGGCCCGGTTGAAAGGGTGGAAGTGTACGGGAAGGCATTAAACGCCTTCAAAGTTTGCTATTTCGGTAGCGCTAAAAATGTAACTGTAAAACTTCATGTGATAGGGGGATTGTACTAATGGCAAACGTAATTATTAAATCAGACGAACGAAGGGAACAAGAAGCCGCTGTTTTAAGACAGTTCGGCGGCGGTAGCGTCAATAATTCCGATCGCGAAAATCGCGAATATGCCGAAGAAATCAACGCACGCATGAACGAAGTAAAAAGAGAGGTAGGTTTAAGATAGTATGAAAATAATTGAAGCTAACGAAGGCCGCAAGATTCCATTTGCAGAAAACGGAACCTGGCTGTCTTTTGACGATCAGATTATGATTAACTTAAAAACCCAGGAAGCGGACAAGGACGTTCATATTGACATTACTTCTGACGCCTTCGGGTGTTTGAGAACCGGCGAAGGCTTGTACTACGTGGCACAGATTGACATTCCGGCCCGTCAGTACACCGAAGAAGAAATCGAAAATCCCGATTACAACCCGGACGTCGAAAATTCCGCAAAAACCATCACAAAACGCGAACCGGTTCCGTTCTCTATGGAGAATGTAACCTTGACTTTGTTCGCACTGAAAGAAGGTGTATTCAATGAATAATTATAATTTCGACAGCTTAAAATTCGCCACAAGAGGATTGACGGGCGGCGCGACGGACGTTCTTTTGAACGCCGCCGGGCTTCCTTCCTTCGTTGTTCCGGTTGCGAAAAGAACAAATTCACAGCTTTACACCGGCGGAAGCGAAAAGACACATTCCGCTTTCGTGGTAAACGATGTTGAATACGACAAATTCTATATGAGTAAGTTTATCAATGCAATCGTGAACGGTGTCGCTGTTTCCTGGCCTGGAATGGATCCTAGAGCGTCAATCAATTACGACGACGCCCACAAGGCTTGTAATGCGGCCGGCGCTGGCTGGCACCTTGCAAGTATCCCGGAACGCGCAGTTATCGACCATTTGATTTATAAATCCGGCTTCGTTCCTAGAGGTAACACAAGCTACGGAAAACACCATTCTTACACTTACGAAGTCGGCGAAGAAAGCTACGCAAACAGTGAAAGAACTGTTGTAAGAACGGCGACCGGTTCCGGCCCGGCGACCTGGTTCCATGACGGAACACGCGAAGGAATCGCTGACTGGGTAGGTAACGTTTGGAAGTGGTTTTCCGGTATGCGTATCGTTGACGGCGAAATTCAGATTTTTGTCGGCAATTTAGCCGCGGCCCAGGTGGCACACAGCGCCGCAAGCACTTACTGGAAGGCGATTCTTCCTGACGGTAGCCTTGTAGATCCTGGAACAGCCGGAACGTTGAAATATACTTCGACACTTACCATCGGAACCGACCGCGTGGCAGAAGCGACACCTTCAAAGGCGTTCGCAAGTATCGCGGCCGCTGATGGAATCGTTCTTCCTGAAATTTTGAAAGAACTTCATTTAGTGCCGGATCCGGAAGTAACAACACACCAGGGAACCGTTTACTTGAATACAGCTGGCGAGCGCTTGCCGCTCGGTGGGGGCAGTTGCGGCAGCGCTTCGAACGCTGGGCCTTCCGCGTTGTACTTGGGCAACCCACGTTCCGACGTGAACGCGAGCATCGGCTTCTTTTCCGCTTTTATGGAATTGTAATCTGGAATCTGGAAACGGTGTTCTGTTTGGGGCTACGGTAGTAGCCCCTATAATTTTAACTAGAAAGGAATTTGCAAGATGGGAAACCAGAGAAGATACGGACAGCCGCCAGGCAACCCGGAAACAGACGAAGGCCGCGACCAAAGAAGCGGCCTAATAATCTTGCAGAAGACAAAAGATTTGATGAAATATCTGTATATTTCTTTTGTGAAATATCCGCGATGTGAAAAACTGGGATTCGTGGCGGACTACAAACAATGTCTGTTTCTGTTCCTGAATCACATTATCACGGCACAAAAGAAGTATTTCAAGAAGAATACGCTTCAAGAAGCGGACGTTCAACTTGAATTATTACGACTGTATAATGATTTGTCCTACGATATGCAGTTTATCGACGAAAAGCGTTATAAATTGGTTTCTGAAAAATTGTGTGAAATCGGAAGGCTACTGGGCGGCTGGATAAAATCACAAAAAGAAACCAGCAACACAACCGCCGGAAAATAGAATCCGGCGTCGGGGATAGGTCAAATAACGCTTGCCGATCGGTGGGGGCAGTTACAACAACACTTCGAACGCTGGGCCTTCCGCGTTGAACTTGAACAACCCTCGTTCCAACGTGAACACGAACATCGGCTTCTTTTCCGCTTACCCTTTGAGCCAGACGGGAAAGTTTACGGACTTTTCACAGCGCATGAAAGGGAAAGGGATCTATTTCCGTTCTGACGTATGTTAGAAATATTAAAGTTGCTATCAATGCAGTTAGTAGCCCAGGACAAAGGGCGAAGGGTGTAACGGGTAGCGCCGCGCCTGGTGCCGAAAGCGCCGGCGCATAATTCCAAAAGAAAGGAATTACACAATGAAAACTTTTGATGTAACCCACGCTGACATTGTGGACTTCGGGAACCTTCTTGAAGCAGATCGGAACGCGTCACAATGCAAGCATTACCGCGACGAAAACTTAAAATTCGCCGCGCATAGGGAAGAAGGGATCATTGATTTACTTAATCAACTTACATATTTTCCGAAGGACGGGGAACCCGGCGGCGAACTGGAATCTTCGTATCATGTAGGAAAATACCGGCGAAAACAAATATTTGAGCCGAAACCTAGAATTATTATGGCCCTGGAATACCGCGACCGCGTTGTTCAATGGGCTTATTACCAAAAATTGAACCCTTTGTTTGATCGTCAATATATAACCCATAGTTACGGTTGTAGAGAAGGCAAGGGAACCGTTAAAGCGCGAAGCCAGCTTCAAAACTGGATCCGCAAAGCAAACAGAAGCGAAAAATCCTGGTACGTTCTAAAGTTGGATATTGCAAAATATTTCTACCGGATAGACCACGAAATTCTGATGAAGATTTTATCGAAGCACATATCGGACGAATTGATTCTTCGGGATCTTTACAAG